CTTTGGGGTTTCGGTTAAATCCTTACATCCTATCATTGCCAATTTCAATCGGCATCTGTATATATCCAAGTCAATTTCTTTTTTGACTTCTTTTATTTGAACTGCTTCAATTTCTTTTTGCCATTCGTCCCTTGAACGGATAGATAATTCTGTATCGGGGTATTGTGGTTCCGATGTCAATGCTATATCATTTATCTTATCAAACTCGCTGATTGACCTAATCTCGTTTCCGTCTTTGTCTTTGCTCCAAACATCTTTCGTATCGCCAGAAAAGGCAAAGGAACAACCCGCAAGGATTTCATCTTTAATTTCTTCTAATGTATCTTTGCCCGTGGAAGTGTTAGGAACTTTTGCGTCAAATCGCAAACCGACATTATCCGCCCATACTTTCAATGTCTTTGGAGTGCGTGCTAATTTGGTTGCCGATCTATGTTCAACCCTTGCTAATATATCATTGCTTCTTTTCAATGCGTTGTCGAATGCTCCCGGCATTATTCTTTCCTTGAACTTGCCATACTTGGATCGTAAGGTATGAGATAGAACATTGTATTTCGCAGCGTATCCTTGAATATGGATTTCTCCGTTGTCCTTTGTCTCCGATCTCAATTCTGTTTCTGATTTGTCTAAATAGCGTGTTTCCATCATTGGTATATATCCCCCCTAATTCAATAATTCTAATAATTGTTTTGTCATTTCTTCCGGCGTATCGGATTGCTTTCGCTGGCAATAATTATTTATATAGTTGTCCAGTTTGGCGGTCTCAAATCCTAATGGTTGTAATGCTGTTCGCATAAACTCGCTTATATTTTTTTGCGGGTCTTTATCCCTTCGTCTTGTAATTCGCCCGCAAGTGTCATTTAATATAGGCAACATTCTTGAACGGATTGTATCGGTTTGGGTCTCCGCTGGTTCGCTTGCTGGCGGTTCAATGCCTATCTGTCCCATATTCATGGGTCTAACAAAAGTGTTTCCCCCTTCAATGTCATTCATATTTTCCATCCTGCGAACATCGTTAGGACACATAAAGCCGTTGTTCAATCCTAACGCATACGCTTGGAAACGCTGGATAGTATCGCCCCGCAAAAGAACCGATGTGTCGTGGTCGATGAATACTCCATTGTTTCTTTCGTCTTCCGTCAATGCTTTTCTTGTTAGTTCCGTTCGCCAGTTTGCCATAAAAGGCAAGAGTGTAAATAAAAGAAATGTTCTCTGCTGGGCTTCATATGAATTATTGCCCGCTGATTTCTCGACTAACGAAAGCAAATAAGGCGGTATATGGAAGATTTGACAAACTTGTTCCGCTGTATATTTGCGGGTCTCTAAAAATTGGTTAGTGTCATTCCCTTGTCCTATGTCTTCTAACTTTCCCCCATTCTGAATAATTGCTAATCTATGTGCCTGATTTAATCCTCCGTGTTCTTTATACCACTCCTTTTTCATTGCTTCCTTGTCAAGAGCACTTATTTTTCCAGGCACATACAACGCTTTTTCTGGAATTGCTCCATTGGAAAAGAAACGATTGCCGTATTCTTCAGCCGCCAAACCCAAACCGATTGTATCTTTCATCGTTTGCGTTATGGATAATCCCTTCACTCCATTTATAGAGAAACCAGTTAGGTGTAGCATATCGTCTCCGAGTATCCATCCTACTGGCTCGCCACTTGGCAAAGTAATCTGATATGTGATATATAGAACTCTACCACCTGCCATATCAGCACTGAACAAAGAACCATCTAATTCTTTGACATAAGGAATAACCCTATCTGGCGGTATAGGGTTAAACGCAATAGGTTGCCCTTGTGCGTTTCTTTGGATTTCCGCAAAAGCATTTCCGTGGCAAGACCAGCCGGTCATTGTCCTAATAAATTGAAATGCCGATTGGTAGGTGTTGGCACTTTCATTTAATAAGTTCCAAAGGTTTGTTTTATATTTGGCGTTGCCTGTTTCGGTCTCTTGTAAAATCTCAAAAGGCAATCCTGCGATAGTATCACTTATCAAGGAGACCGCTGAAAACCACGGACACAAGGATAATGCCGATCTATCATTTACAGAAACCCCTGATTGACTTCGCAATGTCCCAAATACATTTTCGTATTGCTCAAAGGTCATCGCCCTTTGCTCTTCTAATTCCTGTTTAAGTAATCGGGTTTCTTCTTTGCCTGTTGCCCTTTGTGTTTCTAATTCTGTTCGTAGTATTTCGATTTGCTCTTTACCAGTTATTCTATCCCATATTCCCATATTGCCCCTTATAGATATGATATATATTCAATTTTTTCGTCTTCTTTTGGTCTTACGATTGCCCTGCCTAATGCCATAATGCTGGCAACAACCCCGCCAATTCTTTCGGTTGATTTCTTTTTGCTGGGCTTTATATTATCGGTTGCGTCTTGTTCAACGGCGCAATTCCCTATTTCCCATCTTAAAACCGGATTGTCATTGTGTTTCATCTTCCCTTGTAATACTAATACTTCGTATTCTTTCGTCGGCGCACTCATTGAATTGAAACCTTGTCCAAACGGAACAATAATAAATCCGTCTTGCTCTAATTGCGTAGCAATCCCTGTCGCATTCCATCGGTCAAGGGCGATCTCCTTTATGCTATATATCAGGTTCAATTCATTTATTTTCTTGCGTATGTATTCGTAGTCAATGACATTGCCGGGGGTTGTTTCAATATGCCCCTGCTTATGCCAAGTCAAATATGGAACTTTGTCCCGTCTCTCTCTCTCCCTTGCGTTTAACTCTGGTATCCAGTGCCAAACCAAAAGATAGTATTCGCCATTGTCCATCGGGAATAACAAAGCGAAACTCGTTAGATCGGTTGTTGCTGATAGGTCAAGCGCAGCATAGCAAACCCTACCTTTTAATTCTGGCATATCAGCAAGGCATTTATCCCAGTCGATAAGTTTTAACCAGCGAACATCGGCTTGTGTCCATATATTCAATCTGTATCGCTTGAATGCGTTTTCCTTTTGAGAACTATTGACCGCTTCATTGAAATCCGCCTTGAAACTTTCCAGCGTGATTGTCTCGCCAAGTGAAGGATTACACTTGAACCACGTTGTTTCTTTTGTCCAGTCATCCTCCTCCGTTGCTCCATAGATCAAGGGAAGAAAAGTAATGTCTGGAATAGTTCCGTTTAAGATGTTGTCGGCATATCGCCTTTGTTCGTAGCATATACTCTCTCTGTCAAATCCAGCCGTTGTAATACTCATAAGCAAAGGTTGTCTTCTTGCCGATCCTGCGTATGATAGACAATCCCATAAATCCCGATTTGGTTGTGAATGTAATTCGTCAAAGATAATCGCACTCGCATCTAATCCTTCATTGCGATAAGCATCAGCCGACAACGCTTTCAAGAAACTATTTAACTTTGGATACTGAATAATCTTTTTGCTTTCGGTTGTAATAAGATTATCAGCAAGCGAACCATTGCCCCTAACCATTGCTTGACATTCCCGAAAGATAATACTTGCTTGTTCCCGATCTGACGCTGCGAGATAGACCTGTGCTCCGATTTCTTTATCGGCAATCAAGAGCAACAAAGCAATTCCTGCGCATAATACGCTCTTGCCGTTTTTCTTTGGCACTTCCACATAACAACGGCGAAATCTACGCAATCCATCCTTTGCTTTCCAGCCGAAAAGAGTTTTAATCAGTTTGCTTTGCCACTCCAAAAGAACAAAAGGTTTCTTTGCGAATTGCCCTTTTGTATGGCGTAGGAATAATGGAAAGAACTTTACCGCCCTGTCTGCTGCGCTAGGGTCATAATAACAACCTTGTTCGATTGCTATTTTGTCAGTTGGCAATGTGAGTATGTCATTATCCAGCATCTAAAAACCTGTCTAATGGATCGCTTGTTTCTTGAATTGGTTTTGCCCCTTGTTCTTTACGGCTTGCCGGGGTCATTCCAAGTTGTTTCATTATTTTTAATGCGTTGCTTTCACTTCGATTTCGGATTGCCACATAACAATTTGGTTGCGTGTATCCTGTTTTTGTTTCTATCACATACCCCTGTCTTAAAATTTCCTTATCAGCAATGGCGATTGTGCGAAGGTCTTTCGCCAGTAATAAAATGGCGTGTCCATCCTGTTGCGTTAGGATCGTCCCGTTTAACTCTGATAGGATTTGACGGAACAACCTGATTATGGGTTTCGGTTGCCCTACTGGTTCGCTGATTTGCGCCTTACTGGCGGTATTGTCTATCCCTGTTAGTTTCAATGGGATTGCGTTTTTACCCTTCATATTTCAATACCCCTGTCAATTTTCCAAGACAAAAAGAAGAAGAGGACTGGTGCGGTTCCCAGCATCGAAGCCAAAAGGTTTTTAACCCGCCCTACCATAGATTGCTTTATGCCCGCTGTAATGCCTGTTTTCATCGTTAGGAAGCCCTATAAGCCCTTATCGTTCGCCCAGCCGCCCAGCGTGCTGGCGAGAATGGCAAGCCCTACAAAGGGCTTCAAGGTTGCTGTAATCCAGCCATTCGCTTTCCGCTAGGTCAAGCCGATCTACCTTGTGGTGAATGGTGTTCGCTGGCGTGATCCTGTTGTCCCGCTGGCAAGCCGCACACAAGGGAAACTCCGCCAGATATGCCCGTCTCGTTTCTCGCCATTGCCTTGAACCATAGAAGGGGTCTCTTCGTTTGGTTGCTCTATACTGCCTGACATAATGGCTTGCGGGTCGATAAGGCATTTGTTCCTTTAAGCAAAGACAACCGGGACGCAAATCCCGATTGTCTCTTCCCCTTCATTCACTGGTATGTATGCGCCCCAAACGAAAAAAGAATTGAAAACAATTCAATTCTCGTTTCGCTTTTTTCCAAACACTACTCTTGTTTAATAGAGTAATGCCCAAAAGGAAACCGCCGGGGGTCTTATTGCCCGGCGGTCTTTGTAGAAAATAATAAAACAGAAGTTTCCGTCTTCTAATTCTATATATGCTTCTCATTTCTTTTTTCTTCGTCTAATTGTTTTATTTTCTTTTGTATCTGTTCAATCAACTCATTCCACGTCGGCAATGGCTTTGTTGGTTCGTCCATCGCTTCTAACTCTGCCTTGAATGAATTGAACCATTGCCAAAACTCTTTATCTTTTTCTGTTTCGTCTATCATTGTTTCTCCTTTTGTGGTGTAATCAGTTTCACTAATTCAACATACTTCGCAAACTCTTGTAATGTCAATCGGGCGATTAGTTCCGCATCTTCGTTTCGTAAATAGCAATTATCTGGCAATACTGGAATGTTGCCTGTCGCTTCCTTTGCTTGCTTCATTCTCTTGTTGAACTCCGATATATCCATTCTCATATACTTCCTCCGTATTCCGCTAATACTTCCCTTGCTAATTCAAGTTGCCTTTTCAATTCTGCGGGCTTGACCTGTAATCGCTTGGCGAGTTTGCTTTTGTTGATCCTGCCGCCTTTGGTAAATACACTATCTTCCAAAAGAACACGGCATAGGTCTTCTAATCCGTTATTGAATAATCGGTCTCGGATTATTGGATAATCTAATTGAATGTCTATATCTGGTTCCATTGTATTTATTCTCCTATTGTGCTATTCTAAATAGCGGTTTGTTCAATCTGCTAATCGTCCATCCTATCGGGTCTTTGACGCCATTACTCCGAATGGCGAGATTATACATTTCCCTTATCTCTTCCTCCGTTGCCTTACATCTTGTTTCTATTCTGGCAATCGCATCATCGTATTGCCTGTTATTCTGTCGGTTGCCTGATTGCTTCTCTTGCTCATAGCGAACCTGCGCCGTGTAATCCTGTTTCATTTGCTCATAGACCTTTTCGCAAGTGCTGGCGGTTGCTCCGTAGTTGTTCCATTCTGCGCTGTCGATATGGGACATAAGGATCGCCATTTTGTTTCGCCACTCCTCCGGGACGTTCCATTTAATCCAACCCTTCAATGCGCTCTTAAAGGTCATACTTCCATTTGCTATGGGGTTGAACTCTGTTGGCAATGTGATTTCCATTGGTTTGGGTTTAGCTATTGGTTGTTCTACTCGTTTGTGTTCAATAGGTCTTTCCGCTGGTTTGGGTTGCTCTTGCTGGATTGCTGGCGATTGTTTGTATTGCTTTAATCGTTGTTCCATATTCCAGTCAAACCCTAACATTGAATGGATTGTATTCAAGTTTGGCTGTTTCTTCTTTCGGAGTAAGAAATCATACATTGCTTGTTTAGCACTTCTCGCCCATTCTGTCAGGTTGTCCTTTGCTGGATTATCAACTGAAATATATTTGATTGCTCCGGAACAATGGGTTTCTAATTCGTCTTGAATGATTGCCCCTCGTAAGGTCTTGCGGGTCTTTTCTGAAAAATGATGAAAGCCATATCCAGCCGACATAAGCGAATTGCCTAATCTATGCTGGAATGTCTGATTGTCTATCAACCATAGTTTAATCATTTTGCCTCCTTACATATATGCTTCTCTAATTCCCTGTCTTGCTGTCTATTCTTAAAAGTGTCATCTACAAACTCTGGATACTTCTCAAAGATCGCTTCTCGCAAATAATCTAACCACTTGTTTCGCTTCTCTGAAAATGCTTTTTCCTTCAAGTGTTCAATCAGTGTAATCGGAATATGTAATGAAACATTTATTTTGAGATTGTTGTTCATTGCTTCTTCTCTCCTATTTTTGACTGGCATTATTGCCAGTGCCATACTTGATATAGTCTCGCCAATTTAATTCTCTCAATAATTCCATCCATTTTTTCAATAAATATGCTAATAACTTTTTAATAACATTTCAGGTGTTTCGGATACATATATGTGATGCTGGAAATGTTATTAGCGGGTTGCCCCTGCTACTCCCTGCTACTCCCTGCTACTCCCTGCTACTTCCCCTGCTACTTCCCCTGCTACTGGCGTGCTACTTCCCCTGCTACTTCCCCTGCTACTCCCCTGCTACTTCCCCTGCCACTCAAAATCTATATACGCTGTAAATATAGGGGTCTCCGCATTCTCTAACCTAATCTTCTAACCTAACCTAATTATTTAACCTAACCTAATGCGCAAAAACTCGCTTCGCTCGTTTTCGCCGGGGGTCTATTGCTTACGCTGGTAGTTTCGGAGTAATAACCAGAATATAACATAATGCCCCGATGTTGTTCTGTTCAACCAGAATATAAAATAATGAAGTGTCCGATACAGATAATGAGATTATACCCTGCCGCCCCGTTCGCCATTTTTAGAAAACCTGTTTCTTCCGTTTTTAATTGTTCTTGTAATTTCGTAGAAACTTGATATACTACTTGGATACATACTTGAAAAGGAAACACATAATGGAACACTTTGATATGGCTTGTGGTTTTATAGATGCTATGCCTAAACACTACTTTAATCTTGAACCGATGATTAGAGACGCACGATTATTTTGTCTTGAAGATCGTATTCAATCACACTGGCAAGACATTTCGCAGGAAGACGAAGAGATTTTACAAAAGTTATTTCATTTACCATATCGGACAACCGCTATTGAAGATAAAGACTCCGTGATTATTCTTGGATCGCCGGAAGGTGATCCTATCGGTTTGTGCGGGCATAAGTATTTATTCATTGAAGTTGCCCGTAGAAACTCCACTAATACCACTAATATGATGTCCGATGGAACAACAGGAAGTTTCACTGCTGGATCGTTTAGTGTTATTGGAAAGGAATTGAACAAACCACCTATAATTAAAATTGGAGTTGCGATAGTTGGTCATAAAATAAATAACAAGTTCCAATTTAATTCTATAAATGAATTGGAAAATCAATCTCCCGGCATAGCGGAAATTTTATTTAAGGAGCGCATCGCCAACATCGGAGTTGTCCTTGAAGAAATCAGGCGGATAAATCTTCCGTCAAATCTAATCGTAGAGATTTCCGCCAATTCCAAAACGCCAAAGCCCAAAGGTGTTCCCAGAAGCAACGCACGTCCCCATTATGTCCTATTGAAGCCCGGAGAAATCCGCACAAAATATATCGGCTTTGATACTGGCGAAGGAACAAAGAAAACAGCGCATGAGCGAAGACGACATTTAAGGTTGTTGAGTAGTGATTATTATGTAAATAAAAAGGGTCAATACATTGTCATTCCAGCATCGTGGATCGGGAAGACGGAATATACGCAAGACCATAAAACATATAAAGTCATTCTTGATAATTGAACTTCCGCCGCCTGCCAATTCCTTTTTATTTACACTTGATTGAATTGGATTACATTTTTAATTAGTGGTTTTAAGAATGTGGTTTTCTGCGCTGGCGATTATTCTTGAAAAAGCGAATTATTCTGATATGCTACTTTTAATGGCAACAAGCCAAAGAAAAGGAATACAGATATGAAAAATAGAATGTGGTCTTACAAAGGTTTCGTTATTGAAGTTTCTGTCAATCGCAAATACTGGCGTATCGTATTAAATACGGACAATGGGCATTATTTAGAATTGCCCGATTGTAAAGGGTTGCGAGAAGCAAAGGAATACGTTAGGGAAATTGTAGGATAATTAAAATGAAAAAGAAACAAAATGGAGACGTATTTATGAGTGAAAAGCAATTTCACAAGGAATTGTCCAGTATGGGAAAACGCTGGCAATGTCCGAAATGTGGAAACCCCTGTAATAGCGGTATTGAGTTAGGCAAGCATTACAAGGAAAAGCCAAGTCATCGCCCTAATGGGTCAAGCCGTAAGGCAAGCAATCCAGCCGTTGCCAGTGTGCGCCATGATCCTGTTGCCCCGGAATGGATCACAATCAACCCTGAAATGGCGAGAATGGCGAAAGAACTTTTGAGACGGGTTTCTGCGCTTAAAAAGGAAACAGGCATTGAAGACGATGAAACCCTAATAGCATTCATTGAAGGGGCAATCAACCGCCCATTTAACCAGTGTTAGACGCATTAGGAAGCCCCACAAGGCAACCAAATCGCCCCGGTTGCCCAAAAGGTCGCTTTATTTTCCGCTGGCGTTTCTGGTTTTGTCTGGTATGCTCTTATGAGTGATTGCCAATAACGGCAACCCGAATTGAGACACTGAAAGGACAGAGATGCCATTCAACCTGGACGTGAAACACAAAATCGTTCGAGATCGAAAGACTGGCGATCCTCTTGGGTGCGTCATGTGTGGGGTCAAATACCCTCTGCCCGATGCTGCCCATATCATCGACGAGGAGGAGTGGAAAGCGAAACTTGGATGTGACCGGCAGGTCAATGGTATGCCCCTCTGCCCCAACTGCCACAGGGTTTTCGAGGAGATCCTGCGTCCGCTCTTGCATCATGCCCTCCGTGAGTTCGGAAGCTCCGGACTGCCAGAGTGCTGGCAGAAGAACAACAAGATTACGGTCACGGAACAGGATTTTGGTTTGCCCGCACCCGGATTGACAAAGTGCGAGAAAGAACCGCCCCAATAACCCCCCAACCGCTCAGGAAGCCCCACAAAGCATTATTATTGACCTTATGCCCCAAAGGTCAATGAAAAAGCCCTTTGGCTTAAAATCAAGCCAAAGGGCTTTTATTCAATCCCTATTTATTCGCCTGTTGCCATAGCGAATTCGCCATCTACGAATGAAACCAATTCCTTCAATCGCTTATTCCAAACGATTTTAATGTTATGTCGGCTGTTGTCTGCCAAGGTCAAGACGATTTCGGCTGTATTTATTATGTTTATGCCCCTGCCATCGTGGGTAAAGACGCACTCCAGCCGTTGAACCAGTTGTTGTATCGTTTGGCGTAGTTGCTGGCGGTTTTCTTCGCCTGTCTTATTGGTTAGGGCGATTACTTTCCCGATTGCGTCTCCAGCCGTTGCCGTTTTCTTGGCAATCTCGCCTTTTAGAGTTTCGGCTTGTGCTACTAACGTTCGCCTGTCGTTTTCCCATTGTTCCATTTTCGCCAGTGCCGTGGCGATTTCTCTTCCATCCAACAATCTGGACAATTCCTTTAATTGCCTGTCAATTTCTCCGATCCTGCCTTGAACGGCAAGTAATTCCGTTTGCTCTTGAATGGGCTTTGTGTCAAGTTCAAGTTTGCCGATCTTCGTTATTGCCATAAAGAAACCCGTTTCGAGTGGTTCAACAGGGAAAGCCGTGTATTTAGTGCCGGGTATGCTGTTATATAATGGTAATTATTTAGCGGGTTGGCCGCCCCATTGGCGGCACACCGCCTGATTGATGAAATTCTCGCATGGAATGGCGGTTGCGTCAACTCTTTTCCG